TTTTTAATTTAACTTTCTGTAAAATTGTTGAATTACATCGTTTCTTTCATCAATAGTTAATAATCCTAAAAATATATTTATTCTTGTTTTTGCCGATTTTTTGTATAAATGAATGATGTATTTGTCTATATTATCATTTGTTCGTAAAGAAATATTTCTCTTGAAAATATTGTAAAAATTATCAACATATCCATACATAGTAGCCTTATCATTATTAGCATACGCAATAATATCATTTATCAACCAGTTTTTATCTTCTTCTGGATCTTGGCTTTGTACGTCAATAATCCAATATTTATAATATAATTCCAATAGTAAACTTCGCGTTTCTTTATAATTTATAATATCATTCAATAAGTTTTTATCTTGTAAATTATATGTGTATGGAATAATTTGTAAAACAATATCTAATGGTAATCTATCTATAAAATCCTTCATAACATATATATAGTACTATTTACATAGTTTTTATATCAATTCAGCAATTGAAATTTAAAAAGGTTTAAAAAATAGGTTGGTTTGTAACTAGTTCTTGTGCAATCATTCCTAATGAACCAATCATAGCGAGTCTGCCGTGATTAAGCTCAGCATTTGACATAAACGTTTCATTACTTCCTATGAATGGAACTGGTAGGTTAAGTCCCAAGTCTCCAGCTGGATAATCTCCCTTCATCGTAAAATATCTTGATGGATAAATGAAAGGATTTTCCCAACCTAACAGCATAGAACGAAACTCTGCCACTGCTGCCAACATTATGAACAAGGATAACGTAGTAGTATCTACCTTATCTAAAACATGAATACCCTTTTCATGAGTAACTAACTCAGTTGTAGGTATGGCAACAGCAGATATCATTCCCCATCTTCCGTGTTTTAACTCAGCTTCGCGCAGTTTAACTAGTTCACTTGGCGACTTGTCTTTTGCAAATCCAAGAGGGTCAAAGTAACCCAATGGTTTAGTAACACCGTTAGTAAGTTTAAAACTATCTACACAACAAAACATTAAAAAAAATAAACCAAGAAAACTGTACATTTATAATTTATATATATATTATATTTTTAAGTTTGTTATACTTAAACACATATATATAAATTTTTGTTATATTATACGGCATTTGTCAAACTATGTGTAAATGGATTTTGTCTAAATGCATTCAGTAAATCTGGTGCAATTCGGTCACAATTCATACTTTGATCATATTGTTGTGTACTTCTGATGTGACCATAGTTTTCCTTTACCATCGGTTTATATCCCATATTATTTGGTACCCACATACGGGTGTTGTTTCTATCAGAATCAATCTTTGCGACATTTACATTCATTGTTTGATTATATACTTGTGTATTTCCGTGATTTGTTCTAGCAACAACACTTGGTTCTTTTGTTGTGTTGTTGGTTTGCATATATGCAGCACTGTAACTCATATCACCCCAGCGAGAAGAATAACCACCCGCATTACCAATTGAACTACAAGTTGTTGAGTCACGTTGATTGGTAATTGCTTGTTGGTCTGCAACCATATATCCGCCACCTTCGGTTTGGGTATTAATATAAAAGTTAGGAGAGTATAATGTAGTTTCTTTAATCGTTGTTGGAGTAGTGTCGTTTGGATTATTTACATAGTTTGATGCAACTTTTGAGCCAGCGTCACCGTAAACTCTTACATTGGGTGAGTATTCAGCTTTTCTGGTTGGTTTCATTATGTCTAGAATAGGAGCAATTACAGCACCAATTGCTCTACCAAAACCACTGCGCATTGTATCTGGTTGTCTTTGAAGTGTTCGGTTATTTACATAAGTAGTGTAATTGTTTTGTATATTGTCTCTATCTTCGTGAGTTCCTCTACCGACTGCTGTACAGTGAGGAGCATCAGTAGCACTTAATTGTTTTCTTTTTGTTTCTTCGTGTTCTCCAGCAATATATCCAGCATTTTTTTCCGAAGGAGCAGCAACACCAGTGTAAGAACGAGTAGTTGCATTTCGCATAGTATCATGAACTTCTTGTACGGGTTGTAACATTTGACCCTTTTCTTGACCAGTAGTAGTTAACCAACGGTCTTGAGTTTGAATATAAAACGTATCTGGTCTATATTTCTCAACTTTACCTTCAATACCTACATTTTTAACATTAGAATAAGAAGGGCCTTCGTGATTTGCCAAAGAATATTCTAATTTTGGATTGGTTGCAACTCTTAATTCATCTACATTTTTAGGTAACCATTCGTTACGAGCTTCCATTCCGGAGTTATAACCTCCACTGCCTTCACTTGTGTAACCCTTATTTAAACCCGGACCAACATATTCACTATCAAAGGGTTTCACATTACTAATTTTCATTCCCGGATTTACACGTGATTGGTAAAAATCACTCATATTTGGAGCACCATTTGGCCATTGCATATTTTCTTGTGGTTTAAATAAAGGCGGTTGTTCTATTTTTTTGATGGTTTGAGAACCACTACCTACCATATTATCTAAAATCGTTTCTGCAATATTTGCATCGTATAATTGTCCTTTAATTTTTGCACCGTAAAACGGAATCATATTATTGTGTTTAAAGTTACTAGGATCCGCGTAGTCACCAGTTAATAAATAAATATCTTGAATTTCATTTCCAACTTTTATTCCTTGGTTTTGTAAATTTTCATAATTATTTTGGTTAAAATATTTATCAGTTGCAAGATTTGGGTTTGGATAATTTTGAACTGTATCGGCTACTTGTGTTTTGTTTAAAACTGGATAGTTCTGAGGTATTTGTTCAACATTTGGTAACTTGCTGTTAGAATTTATATTAGTTACACTATTTACACCCATGGTTCTAAACTCTTCTTTTTCTGCTGTAGGATCACCTTTTGAAGAAGATTTATTATTATTTGATTTTTGATTTGATACTACATATAATCCGCCTAATGCTAAAATTGGTATTGCTAATTCCATTAATATATATAAGTATTATATTTTTTCAATAGAATACTTACTTTTATTTTTATTTATTTTTTATTTTTTATTTTTTGTTTTTATCTTGCTTTTTATTTTTTGATTCTTCATTATTTTGTAAAGGTAATGGAAATAAATGGTTGTTTGTCTCACACGGAACTTTAGATACAAAATAATCTTTTTCTAAAATTCGTGTGCTTAAATTATTTTGAAAAGGCATACATGTATTTTCTTGCGGATTTAAAGGCAAATGATACCAGTCTACTTGTTCTAAATCGCGTGCAGTCCATGCCGGCATGATTGTTCTTGACTCTTCTGTGTATAATGATGTATTTATTGGGTAAGATACACTTTGTGTTGGGACATTATAATTTTGGTATTGATCTTTTCCTAAACAATCTTTACTAAGTTGTCTATTTACACCTCTTAGTTCGCTTTCTAAATCAACACAGTTCGTCATTAAATTTGCACCCCATGTTTGAATACGTATTTGAGGATCCGCTATATAGTCTGGTTTGGGACCATTACCTGGAACATTCAAAATCCATCTGCCAACATCAGTGGATTGTTGTAATTGTTTTTTAATTCTGCATGGGTCATCATGAAATCTAGTAAATGCCATCTTAATTATAGTAAATATTTTATATTTATTATTATTTTAATTGAATAATTATAAATAATTATAAATTGTATAAGTTTAAACGCTTACTGGACTAATTGTTGCAGTTATTTTAATTGTATATGTACTTGAACCGCTATTTGGACTAATATATACATTTAATGTAGGGACTGATGTAGATACTGATGGAGTATAACTTACATAGTCATTTATAGAACCGGTGTAAATGTAATTAGGTCCAACTGACGTGATAGTCAAATACATTGGTGTAGTTCCGGTGTTTGAAAATACTTGTGGATAATAAGTCGTTAAAGTATTTGTAGAATACAAATTAAATGTAACGTTTGGATTTGTTAGTACAACTGTTCCAGAAATATAAACAGATATATTTACAGCATATATTTGATTTGTAAGTAATACGGAAGGTGCCATAGGTATTGCAAATGGTGTTGTCGCAATAATTGTTGAAGATGTATTACTGTAAGTACCAAAACAACAATACAAACCACCCGAACCAGCTGGTCCAGCGGGTCCAGTTGCTCCAGTAGCACCATCAGACCCTTTTTGTCCAATACCAATTGGACCCGAAGGTCCAGTAGCACCTTGGTCACCTTTTGGTCCAAGACCTCGTAATTCACAACATTTTTTTGCTCCTAAATATCCTAAATAGTTTTGATAAGTTCCAGTATAATTTGTAATTGACATATTATATATATAATTTGATAAAATTATATCTATCGCATAAATAATAAAATTACACAGATGGCAAACTTGATAAACACAATTTGATTTCACCTAAACTGGCTACATTATATTTAACAACCAGTGGTAAATCATTCTCTAAATAAAGTTCTATTTGAGAACATAAGTTTGTACATTTTATAAAATATCCTAAATTCTTCAATGAAAATTCTCCTTGAATTATTTTGGAAGAGTCTTGTTTCAATATAAAACCCATACTTCCATCGGATTCGGCTCGGTGAATTTCTGCCGATGCGAATTGTCCCGAACATTTAAATATTAACTCGTTTCCAACCGACTTGATTTCTAATTTATCGGAAATACAAGATAAGTCACGAATAATTTTTTGAAAGTCAGATGATGGTAAGTTAATTACTGATGAAAATTTTACATCTGGATATTCTAACTCTTCTGGCTCTGGTTCAATTAATCTTAACTTTTGTGTTTTACATTGCTTAATTTCACCATTTTCAAATTTAAGTGCTAAGTGTGAAACAATTCCATCAACATAGTCACCATTTTCAATATATATTGTCAAAGTATCATCGTTATCAATAGAATTTATCAACTTGAATAAATGAAACATATTAACACCAATAATGATTTTTTCTTTTTTACACTCATAAAACTCAAAGTTTTGAGCCGCTAAATACAAATGAGCCAAAATGGTATGAGACTTGTCCATATTAATAATACGAATACCGTCAGCTTGGAACGAAATGTTTGTTTCTAATAAAATATCTTTCAATGCAGTCATTAAAGTTCTAAAAGGAGCAATTTGCACGGTTTTAATAGTCAATACATTTCCACTAGTATTTGACGTTGTTACATTACTTGCATTTTTCGTAAAATTTGACATTATGAATATTTTTGGTTGAAAATCTTTAAATACTTTTTATTGTGGAAAATATAAATTTTAACGCATTTATATTTTTTTATTTTTTAAATTCATCGGTTTGTTTTTAATTTATTTTAATTCTACTTTTGGAACACCATGTTGTCCATATCCGTATTTTTGTTTTGCTTTTTTTGCCAATTTTAACGCTCTACTATTTTTTTTACATCCTTTTTCTAGTATAGAATAATCAACGGCGGCTGCTTTACCAGAAGTCAATGAACTTGCTAAACGTGCAACACCCCAAGACTGAGCGGTTTGATTTGGTCTTGAACCAGACGAATAATATGCGCCTTCACCTTTTTTTATAATTTTTGCTAAAGATTCTTTAGAACATTTTGTTTTTTTTGCTAAATCATTTGTTGCGCCAATTTTAGTTACATCATACATTTTTTTTGCAGTTACTACATGATTTGATGTTTTTGACTTGAATGATTTTACATTTTTTCTGGTATAGTATTGTCCCTTTTTGTATAATTTTCTTGATTTTTTTAACATATTTATTTGTTTTTTTTTATCTCTTAATGTTAATTTTTTTGGTAAATATCTTAATGGAATTTTTTTTGTTTTCATTTTTACTCTATTATATGACGATAAAAAAAATATTATTATGAAAAACATAATTTTAAACGATTATTGTGTAGTAAATATATTTTAGTCAAATAATATTTTATTAGTTAATAGTATAATGGGTAAAAGTAAGGTAAAGAAAAAAAAGTCAGACAGATACACTACTCAAACTACAGACGTTTTCAACCCATTTCCGCTAAAGTCTGGTGAAATCAAAACTCTTACAGTTTGTAAAGATTTAGCATACACGAAAGGTCAAACTATAAAATGTACTCGTTCTACTGACAAAAATAGTTACTTTAATGCAATTGTTGAAAAATATACTTGTACAAGTGGTTTATTGTATGTTTCTATTACTGATTTTTCTGGAAATAACTCTGTTGATATTTATAAAATTACCCTAATTGGTGGTAAAATTGTCCTAGACGAAAGTACTTTAAATGTACATAACTCCAATGGTTGTAAAACATCGTCTTGTAAAAGTAGACGTAGTTGTAGTAGTCGTAGTAGTAGCAGTTGTAGTTCTCACAGTAGTTGTGATATTATAGTTGTTCCTGGACCTATGGGTGAAACTGGTGCAACTGGTCCTACCGGTGGTAGAGGACCCCAAGGTCCACAAGGGTTAAGAGGATTTACTGGCGTTGCTGGTTCTACTGGTCCTCAAGGTTTAACTGGTGTTACTGGTGTCACTGGTAATACTGGTAATACTGGTCCTATGGGTGCTACTGGTGCTATTGGTGCTACTGGTTTTACTGGTGCGACTGGTGCTACTGGTGCTACGGGTGCTACGGGTGCTACGGGTGCTACGGGTGCGACTGGTGCTATTGGTTCTACTGGGTTTACGGGTGCTACTGGCGCTACTGGTGCTACTGGCACTACTGGTGCAACTGGTGCGACTGGTGCGACTGGTGCTACGGGTGCTACGGGTGCCACTGGTGCTACTGGTGCTACTGGTGCTACTGGTGCTACTGGCACTACTGGTGCTACTGGTGCTACTGGTGCTACGGGTGCCACTGGTGCTACTGGTGTTACTGGT